CCGCTGCGCATCTCCGCGAGCGAGATCGAGCACCACTACCGCACGCGCCGGGCGCACCAGACGCGCGGCGTGACGTGGCTCGCGCGGGTGATGACCGACATTCAGGACCTGGGCGCGTACGACGAGGCCGTCATCATCGGCGCGCGCGCGGGCGCGAACACCGTCGCCTTCGCGCAGTGGAAGGACCCGACGGTGGCGCCGACGCCGAGCGCGAACGACGAGAGCGCGCGCCAGCCCGTGAACATCGAGATGAATCCCGGCACGCTCACCGAGCTCGACCCCGGGCTCGAGGTCGTGCCGTTCGATCCGTCGCAGCCGAGCGGCACCTACCCGGACTTCACGAAGACCGTGCTGCGCAAGATCGCCGCCGGCCTGAAGGTGTCGTACGCGGCGCTGACCGGCGACCTGCGCGAGGTGTCGTACTCCGGGCACAAGATCGGGCTGCTGAACGAGCGCGACATGTACAAGATGCTCCAGGAGTGGTGGATCGAGACCTTCCTGCAGCCGCTGTACGTGCGCTGGCTCGAGGCGGCCACGCTGACGGGCGCGCTCGAGCTGCCGAACCCGGACTGGCGCGCCTACACCGCCGTCGCCTGGACGCCGCGCCGCTGGCCGTGGACGGAGCCGCAGCGGGAGATCGTGGCCGCGAAGGAAGAGCTGGCGCTGGGCCTGACGTCGCGCCAGCGGATCCTCGCCGAGCAGTCCGACGGCGACTTCAAGAAGCTCATGGCCGAGCTGAAGCAGGAGAACGAGCTGGCGCGCGCGGCCGGCGTGAACGTGGGCGGCACGAACGTGACCGCCGCGGGCGCGACCGGAGGGTCGATCGGCGACCCGGGCGCGGATGGTTCGGGCGATGGCAGCGGCGATGCAGCCGCGGCGTCCGGAGCGGATGGCTCGAGCGCGCGGGCGCCGGCGAACCGGATCGCGGCGCTCACCAACGGGCACGCGAAGCACTGACGACAGCGGAGCGAAGCGAAGAGCGGCGGGCCAGTACACCGGCCCGCCGCTTCGGCGTTCGGGGGTTGAGGCCTACCGCTGCAGGTCGTAGTGAGCGATGCCGTCCACGATGTCCGGACGACGGAGATAGACCACCGTCGGGAAGGATTCACGCGTGTACAACAGATCGTCCTCCGATTCGGTCAACCAGATGCGTTCACGCGGCGCCTTGTAGTCGGGGAACACGATCTGCACCGACTGGTCGTGATGGCAGACCACACCGTCGTACCGCCCACCGTGAAGCACGCACGGCTTGGCGCCGGAGATCTCGATCTCGTGTCGCATGACCTTCACGCGATCCGGGTCGATCTTCGCAATGGCCTCGAGCTGAAGTCTGCGAGCAAGCTCGGCGATCGCGGCAGCGACCTGTGCGGGGAGGTCTTCGCGCAGATCGCCGCTCATGCCTTCCCCCACGTGATGAACTCGCCGTTGCCAGGGTCGTAGCCGTAGAAGCCCTTCGTGTCGGGCAGGCCCTGAGCGACGGCTGCGGCCTGAATCAGCCTGCGCATGCGCTTCTCGCGCGACTCCGCGCGGTGCGGTCCCAGGCGCGCGGCGGTCAGGCCCGCCATGGCCACTCCGGCCTCGGCGTCGGCAATCTGCTTCATCTGCTCAGGCGTCGCGAAGACGCCGGTGCGCATCATCTCGGTCGTTGCCATCACGTCCTCCCTGTAGACGTTGCTCCCATTTCACCACTTCAGCAGCTACTTCCGCCAGCGCGTCGTCCAGCCCTTCGGGCGCGGCGCCGCGGGGCGCCGGTCGGCGTGCGTCGGCGCGGGATCCGGCTGCTGCGCCGGCTGCGCGCCCTCGCCGAGCCCCAGCACCGGCTGCGCCCAGCGCGCGGCACGGTCCGCCAGCGCCCGCACGAACGGCTGCCCGCGCATGTAGAGCGCCGCGAGCGCGTAGACCTCGAGGTCGAGCGCCTCGTTGCGCCGGTCGCCCAGCTTGGCCCACACCCGGACGCTGCCGCGGCCGCGCACGTACTTCCGGTACGAGCGCTCGGCCGTCAGCTGGTCCACGTACTCCTGCGTGATCCAGTCCGGCATGTGCATGTAGCCGGGCCCGGGGCGGCTGATGCGCAGGCGCGCGTACACGGTCTCCTTGCCGGTGTCGACGCAAAGCGTCCACAGGCGGCCGCGGTACGTGCGCTCCACCGAGGAGTGCCCGACCAGCGGCTTTCCCTGCGTGTTGCCGCCTCGGATGGCGTAGACGCCTTCGTTCACATGGGCGCGCGCGTACTTGTACACCTGGTCGGTGTGGTGGCCGCCGGAGTCGATCACGCAGATGTCCGGCCGGAACTCCTGCCCGCTCTCGTGGCGCCACGGGGTGTGCCGCACGACGTCGAGCTCCTTCCACACCTCCGGGCGGTCCGGGTCGCCCGGGATCGCGGCGGTCTGGATCAGCCACGACTCCTCTCCGGCGCCCCAGCCCTTCACCTTCCACTCGAGCCGGTCGCCCTGCACGTCCACGGACATCGTGAGCGCGCCGACGCCGTTCGGGATGTCGGCCGGGTATGTCTCGCGCCGGTTCAGCACCTCGCTGGCATTGACGCCGTCGGACTTCTCTTCCCACGTCTCGCCGAGGCACGTGTTCACCCAAACCTTGAGCTTCGACGGGTCGTTCTTCGCGGTGACGAAGCGGCGCACGATCTCCTGCCACGACAGCCAGCCGAGCGGCGAGTAGAGCGCGCTCAGGTGGTAGCCACGGATCCGGCCGTCGCTCTCGGCGGTCGCGCGCCACTCGCCGCCGGTCAGCATGACTGGCTTGTAGCGCTCCTCGACCTTCGCCGCGCAGCCCGAGCACACCATGTGCGCCAGCTCGGGGTGCTGCTCGTCGAACTCGATGCGGTGGTGCCCGGCGTCGCGCCAGGTGAGGTAATCCATGTGGCCACAGTGCGGGCACGGCACGAAGTAGCGGCGCTGGTCGCTCGCGCGGTACTGTTTCTCGATCTTCGAGACGTCCTTGATCGTGGGCGTGCTCACGTCGAGGATCTTCTTCTTGCGCGAGTAGGTGTTCGTGCGCTCTTCGGACAGCGCCAGCGGGTCGCCTTCGCCGTCGACGTCGTCGGGGAAGGCGTCGATCTCGTCGCGGAACAGGTTGCAGATCGGCTTCGAGCGCAGCGACGCGGCCGAGTTGGCCCCGCTGAACTTGATGAAGCCGCCACGGAAGACCTTCTTGAGGATCGTGTTGCCGGAGTCGCGCGAGCGGTTTTCGCGCACGCGCGCCTCGAGCTCGGGCGTGGCGGCGATCATCGTGGAGACGCGGTCCTTCGAGACGTCCTCGGCGTCCTCGATGCGCGGGTAGACCGCCATCGTGGGGTTCGGCGCGTTGTGGATCACGTAGCCGAGGAAGTTCAGGCCCATCTCGGTGCCGCCGATCTGCGCGCCCTTCATGAACGCCACGTGCCGCACGGGGCTGTGCGCGCTCAGACAGTCCATGATCTCGCGCAGGTAGGGCGTGCGGTCGGTGCGCCACGAGCCGTGCTCGCGCGTGGTCTCGGCGACGAGCACGCGGTGCTCGTCGGCCCACTCGCTCACCGTGAGGATCGGGTCGGGCTGCCAGCCCAGCGAGAGCCCGCGCGTCAGTGTGGCTTCGGCGAGATCCACGTGTCGGGATTCCTTTCGCGGAAGCGGGTGAGCGCGGCGTAGAACTCGCGGCGGCCGGCAGCGCGCGCCCCGCGCAGGATGGCGACCTGTCGCAGGCGTGGCGTCAGCAGGAAGTGCGGGCAGTCGAAGAGGCTCGGGTGCCGGTAGAGGCCCATCGAGCACTGCGGGAGCGCGAGCGCGAAGTCGAAAAGCTCGTCGAGGTTCTCGTCGCTCACGAGCTGCGCGGCGCGCCCGGTCTGCCACGGGGCTCCGCGATCGCTGATGGCGTTCACGAACATCACGCGGCCGGTTCCTCGGCGTCCGGGTCCTGTCGCATGCCGCGCGCGAGCTCGTCGCAGACGTGGCGGATCTCCTCGGCCAGCCGGCGGTGGACCTCGGCGGCGTCGGAGATGGCGGCCAGCTCGGCGTCGAGGCGGTCCGGGATCGCCATGAGCGTGTCGCGCGCGGTGCGCGCCGCGCGGAAGGCGGCGTCCTCGACCTTCTCGACCTCGACCAGCTTGCCCTCGAGCAAGCGGCGCTTCAGGTCGAGCGTCATCGCCTGGTTCCACTCCTTGAGCGCGCGGGCATCGGCGTACGTCATGCCCTCGGGGAGCGAGTCAGCGCCGGAAGCAGCCGCCTCGAGCGCGGCCGGCGCAGGGGGTGCCGCGGGCCCGTGCACGACCGGCTCGCCCGGAGTGCGCATGGCGGTCGAGGACGGCTTGCCGGGGTCTGTGTTCGCGCGCCAGGCGGCGTCTGCGGCCTCGCGGTCGATGAGCCCGTCGCGGTTCAGGAAGATGCGCCGATCGCGCACGGCCTTGCGCACGGCCTCGCGCGAGACGTTTCGGTACCGCGCGTACTGGTACTGCGTGAGCGGGCCCTCCGCGGGGACCGGAACGGGCCCGCGCGCGGGGCGGCGCGGGGGCGGCGCGGGCGCACCGCCGCGCCGCCGGTCGCGCTCGGGGGCGGCGCGTCGGCGGACGGGCTTGGCGGCGGAGCGCCGCGGCTTCTTGCGGGAGGGGCGGGTCATCGGTGGCGGGGCTTGCCCCCGCTGGCGAGGATGCGGCCAGTCGAGACCGACCCGCAGACAGCCGCCGTCCCCTGCTCCGGGTTCTTACTGCCCATGTACCGATGCGCCGCGGAGATCATTTCGCGCAGGTAGATCAGCGTACGCCCCGCCTCCGCGTTCTTGCACTCCACGAGAAGCCAGCGGTCGGCGCTTGCAGCGATGGACGCGACCGTAGGCGGATCGGCAGTTTGGTCCGCATCGCCAATGGCTTCTGCCAGCGATTCCCACGCGAGGCTGCGCGGCAAGGTGTATTCGCACTTCGGCCGCGCGTCGCCGCGCTGTACGAACAGGAGCACTTTCACGCGGGGCGCTCTCCCGAGGTTTCGCGCGCGATCACGCGCCGCAGTACGTCCACGCACTCGCCGAACGGCATCGAATACACGGCCTCCTCGACGCCGAGTTCCCCGAGCGCGGCCGCCGCTTCATCCGTCAGCAGGGAGACATCGAAGTGCGCGCCCGCGCCGTCGTCCTTCTTCCGGAACACGTAGTAGCCGGCGGGGAGGTCGGCGAGCTCTGCATCCAGCACGCGGCGTCGAATATCAGCAAGGTCATCGCTCTCGACCAGGTTGATGACTGCGCGCAGTTGCTTGACCGCCGGCCACGCCTCGGGGTGGATCCCGTCCTCATCACGGCCCCACGCATCGAACGCCGCGCTGGCCCGTACCGCCGCATCGCGCAGCACGGCCGCCCGCGCGTCGGCCTTGATGCGTTCATCGAACAACTGCGCGACCATGAACGTGCTGCACAGCACCTGCTGGCCATGCGCCATCATGTCCTCGACCTCGTGACCACGGCGGATCGCGCACGGACGCTTGATCGCCGCCAGCTCCTGCTCGGCATGCGCCAGCTTCGCTTCCAGCTCGGCCACGCGGGCGCGTGTGGCGTCCACTTCGGCCCATGCACGCTGTGCGAGCACCGCAGTCACGATGCCGTCTCCTCCGTGGCGCTCGATTCGCAGCCGAATGGTGGTGCGGTCTCCGTCCTCGCATCCCTCAGTCATCGTGATCGGATTCACCTGCGGATTATCGCTCACGATCGGTCTCCTTCCTTCGCTTCCTCGTGCACGCGGCGCCAATGCATATCGGCGTGCGAGCGCAGCCAGGCGACGTGTTCCTCGAGCTCCGGGTGACGAGCCCAGACTTCACCCTCACGCTTACGATCGTGAAGCCAGAGCCCGAGGTGTCTGCCCAGCGGGACCAGCTCGGCCCGGATGCACTGATCGTGGGCCGCCACCACGAGCCGCGTCAGCTCGTCGAAATCGAACGTGGCGAGCGTCCCGTGCAGGGTGACGCGCAGGTTCGACTCGCCCCACTTCGCCCGGTGCAGATGGGGAACGTGGTGCAGCCCGCGGAATGTCGCGGCGAGCACGTTCTCGGCGCGTTTTCGAAACGTCGCGCTCACGACTGATCTCCTTTCGGACGCCTGCGCCTTCGTCGTCACGAGCCAGTCCAGCGCGGCCAGCACGACGCCGTGATTCGGGCCTTCCGCCATCTCGGGGCCGGTGCCAATGATCGCGGCGGCCTTGTCCACGCACTCGGCGAGCTTGGCCTGAGCGCGGCGCAACTCTTCGCCCGCAAACTCCACTCGGTCAACCTCTCCGCCGAGATTCCCGTCCGAGTCGCAGGTGCATTCGGGCAGGTTCTCTCGCACGGCGTCGCGCAGAGCTTCGTCCTCGTCGAGCATCGCGCGAACTCGCGCCGCTTCGGCCTCGGCCTGCGCGAGCCTGGCACGTAGCGCGTTGATGCAGTCCACGCGCAGCGGGTGCATCGCCTCGCCGCTCTCGTCCGTGACGTGTGGACCGTCGAAGTAGAGTCCGCAGACGTTGCAGTTGACGCTCACGACTGGCCTCCTTCCTCGGAGAGAAGGCGGGAAGCGTTCACCGCAACCCTCTTGGCGACGTTCTTCTGAACACCACCGCACTCCCACGCAATCTGCTCGCCCATCTTCGTCAGCATCTCCCGCAGCGCGGCGCGCGAGCCGGGGGGCGTGGCGATAGCGGCTTCGATGGTGTCGAGCGCGCGCGTCGTTCCGGGAAGCGAGTCGCCGTCCTCGAACAGCTCACCGCGAGCTTTCGCCAACGCCTCCCGCAGCCGCACGTTCTCGGCCTGCGCGGCGGCGTCCATCCACTTCACGGGAGTGCTCATCGTGCGGATTCCTTCCTCTTCGCGCGCCAGTTCGGTAGGTAGCGCGCGCGGTAGGCGGCCTGGTACTCGTTTCGCCTGACCGGCGAGCAGTCTCCGCACCACTTCTGGCGGTTCGCCTTCGGCTTGCGCATGAACACGCGGGCGCAACGCTCGCACTCCTGCTCGACGCGCACGACATCGGCCTCTGCAGCGGCTGGCGCGCTCATCGCCGCCATCCGTTGCGCTCGAGCGCGCGGCGCAGCGCGACGGTCGCGCCGTCGAGCTCGCCCTGCGTGCACGCGCCGATGCCACCCCACCAGCCCGCGAGCTCGCGCGCGGCGCCGCGCCGGATGAGCGCGAGGTAGTCGGCCAGCCGGCTCGCGGCCATGGCCATCTCGAGCGTGGCCGACACGTGCTCCTGAGACCCGGCTTCGATGCACGAGCGGCACACGCCGGCCACGATCGGCGAGCCAGTGCTGCGCGCAGTCACCGTGCGCGCGAAGTCCACGCGCTGACCGCAGCAGAGGCACGCGAACCGCGCGCGGTCCGGGTCGAAGACGCAGTCGGCAACAGCCACCGGCTGACCAGCGCACTCCATTGAACCGCAACGCGTTGCGGTGTTGTTGTCCGACGTCATGTCACCCTCCATCCGTCAACCTGAATCGCGCGAAGTGTGCTTGTATGTACATGTGGCACAACATCTTGCGCCACTCGTCAACCCGTCAACCTGCACGAAACCCCTGTCGCTGGTCATGCGTCGGGGTCGCCGTCACC